AGTTTTCGGTGCCTAGGGTGATTACGTCTGCGGTTAATTCTGGGCTTGACCCGTAGTACTCTCTCCAATCGCTATCAATCTTTGATCGTATCTTCTTCCGCTTCTTTGTGCCGTTCTTTTGAGTGACTATTTTGTATGTTGTTTTGCTAAACTTCGCTAATTTTTTGCCTATGTACTTGCGTCCAGTAAGATTATTTGTGATTAGATAAACAAAACCTACACATTCTTCGGGCAGTGTCTCAATTGGGGTATCTTGATAAAGCCATGTCATGTGTGATTTTGATTATGTGCTATAGTTAGTCCTTTACCAAGAAGTAGCATATTTTTCGTCAACTAATGCACTAGAGCACTTGGTTTGACATTCTTGCCACTTGAAAGTTTGGAACTCGTTAGCCCAAAAACTATCCGCCAATACGTCTGTTAATGTTTTTGTGTTTAGATCAAAGTTGTTTGCTAGTTGTTGCCAGTCTGAATTGTGATTGTATCTGTTGGCCACCCAACAGCAGGGAAATAATCTGCCGCGAGCATCAATGTACAATCCTTTGTTGCCTATCTCGCATAACGGAGTAATACCGTTACGACTTTTAGTTTGATTGAATAGTTGGTTGTTTGTAAGTGGAATTTTAGTCCATTCACTTGTTTCTGTTAATGCAGTAACTTCACGTTCAAAGCGATGTGAACTGCTGACAAATTTTACACTGGGCTCTAATGGATCGTCTACGCCATACGATGGATACACACTACCAAACTTTGTGCTCTTGGTCAATTGAAATCTGTCTACGCCAAGTTGCTGAGCATGCTTTTTCATAGTGTCTATGTGATGTTCGTTAAACTTAAATGCAATAGCAGCCCACACAATTTGGCAATCACTTGTACTGCGCAATATTTGTAAACCATCAATAATGCTATTGTAATCGCTGTTTACACGATACAGATTATTGCTGGTGTTATCGTACCCATCTATACTAAAGTGAACACTATCATTGCTATCTAACAAGTTGCCTAATTGAGTCCACCAGGTTAACTTTTTGTGTGATCCATTGGTGACAATCACAATTTCTACAGGTTGGATACTTTTGAGATATTGTATTACAGGTATCAAATCGTGTGCATAGATAGGATCACCGTCATCGCCACAGAATGTAATCTTTTCTACATTAGCTCGCACAAATTCAGGAGTAAAATTGCGTTTGAAAAATTCTAAATCTAGTTCTGTGTTAACAAGGCCATCGGGTACTTCCTGTCGGGAACACCGAGGACACCGCAAAGTACACTTGCTAGATATCTCAATGTGAAAATGCCAAGTTGCTAACATTACGCAATTTCCACATCTGTGTTATAGCTGGTAAAACCATTCTCTTTAATCACTTTGAGAATGTTTTCAACCCTACTGGTTAATTCATCTCTATGACTAACCAGCCAGATTGACTTGTGGCGTTCGCGACTCATCTTCTTCAACAGGCCTAGTGCATTTTCTACACCTTGTGTGTCCAGGCCGTTGTCAATCATCTCGTCGATGAACAGCAAGTTGATAGGCGAGTACAAACTTTCCCAAACATCACGGAATGCCCAGCTCATGCTTAGAATCAGTCGATTGCGTTCGCCACGACTCAAATTGTCAAAGTCCAGTTCACGACCTAGTTCTTCAATACTTACACTTAGATCGTTCATGAACTTTACTGTGTGTGGCAGTCCAATCCTATCCAAGTAGTGTGTGAGGCGACTGTTGAGATAACTCAAGTTCTGATCAATGATCTTCTTGCGCACAAACGAGTCTTTTGAGGTCAGCAGTTTGAGCAAAAAGTCTTGGTGATCTTGCACTCTAGTGAGTTCGTTCAAGTGATCATAGCTTACAACTTGCAGGGCTTGTCCTTGCATGTCTGCAATTTGTTCTGTATACGGATCTGATTCTGTTTTTCTTGTGTCTAAACTGGTTCGCAATGTGCTGAGAGTGTTGCGATGATTCAGTGCATCTTCCAGTGTGTCATAAAACACAGTGGGTGCAACACCTAGTTCTCCTAAACTGGCCAGGGTATCTTGGTGTTCTTGTCGTTGTGTATCATTGGCCAACAGTTGCAATGCAGTTTCTTTCACTAGTTCTTCTTTGGCCTGCTTGAGTTCATCTTGTTTGTTGTCATGCAAGTCCTGACCACATGAGTGACACTTGTGATCGTCTAGTGCTGCAATTTCGGTTCGTAGTTTGTCCAACAGTTTTTGTTGCTTGACATCATCTGTAGCAATCTGTCGAATGTATCGGTTGGCCTCATCTATGGCTTTTTTCTTAATGTGAAACGTTTCTAAGTCTCTGTGTGCTTGCACTTCGGCATCAATGTCAATGTGTTCAAGGTCGCCAATGGCTGTTTCAAAGCCTGCACAGTCTTCCTGTTGTTTTTTAAACCACATGGTTCGGCGTTTTTCCAAACTGACAATCTGTTCTTCAATGCGCTTGTTGGCTTCTTGTACAGCACGAATTCTAAACTCTTCTGCCTGGATAGCATCCTTGGTCTGCCGGTTGAGTTCTTTGATGCGGTCAGCACGTTCACTCAGCAAGGTAATGCCCAACAACTGCTCAATGATAGTGCGTTGATCGTTGGCTTTTAAACTTAGGAACGGTTCTGTGTAGGTGTTCAGCGCCAGCACATGTTTGAACATGTCGTGGCTCATGCCGATAATGCGCTCTACAGCGTCTTGTGTTTCTCTCGAATCCCCTTGTGCTTCGTCCTCTGCGGCCTTGTGTTCGTTGTTCACATAGAACTTGAGCACGTTAGGCTTGCGCCCGCGCTCAATCTTGTAGTCAGTGCCGTTGATGTGAAAGTCTAAACTGACCAACATGCCCTTGGCATTGGTCTTGTTTACTAGGTTATCTTTGCGGATGTTTGACAGTGCTTGTCCGTACAGGGCATAACTTAAGGCATTGATGATTGTGGTCTTGCCTGTGCCGTTGCGTGACCCATCACCACCTAGGTCCAAGTTTTCACCTAGCACCAAAGTAAGATCATTGCGATCAAAGTCAATGGCCTGTGTGGCAGCACCCACACTCATGAAGTTTCGAACGGTAAGATTTCGTATTTGAATCATGGTTTGTTTTTTATTGCCTCTTGATAATGTTGGTATAGCATGTTTTCAACTGCATCAATTTCGCGTTCAGTGCGCCACTGAAGAGCAACTTTGGGCATTATATACTGCTTGACAAAATCAAATGCAACCAACGGAGTTGGTTGCACAATGCCAAGATCTAAGTTAGAATATTTGCTTTTGTGTTTGAAATCACTCATACCTTTAAACGGCTCGTGACAAATCCAATTGGCATCAATGCCAAGATAATCACTATCATCTACAAGCATAAATTGATAATCAATGTTGCGTTGTTCAAGTAACAGTTTAGCATACTCAACAAATATTTGCGATCTCAATTGGTGTTGATTAACAGATATATACCGTTGATGGTACTCTTGTACTGCATCAGTTTTGGATGCACTGCTAATCCAAAATTTGTTGTTGCCACAATCTACTATGTTGTTATTGTATATTTGATCACCTGCAATTACATTTTTCCAAAATGTAAGATCAGGGTGAGCAAGAATCAAGTCTAATCTATTTGGTTGTGCCCACTGTACTATTACCACGTCGGCAGAATCAATGTTGTTTTTTAATTGATTAACTATAAACTCATTGCCAGCGCCGTATCTGCTACAATTGTTGAGAGCCACACCCTTGGTCATCAATTTGATAATTTCTGGCCATTTCCAATACTTAGGATACCAGGGTGGTACTGCAACACTATCGCCATATCCGTCTGACAGGGTTAATAGTCTCACTGTGTTAATCCTATAATTTGATCTGTATTGGTAAAAAAGTTGGCAAAATCGTTGTGAGGAACTTCAATGCCAAACTCCAGCCAGATGTAATAATAAACCACAGCCTGAGTCCATACATCTGTAATATGTGTCAAGTCAGACGAACACTGCATTTTTACATAGTTCAAAACATTTTTTGCGTCTTTGATTGGATCAATGTACATGGCATTTGCAGTACGCCATTCAGACCATAAGTCTTCGCACCAGTTTAGTTTTACAATAGAATTTACGGTGTAAAAAAACTCATCATAGTCGTGGTACAATTCATCTATGTATATTGCACTATCTTGTTGAGATTTCCATGCATGTCGAAGAGGATGATCCCGTAAAAACAAAAAATACTTTTCACGCTGTGCCCAAGGCTCGCTAGTTTCCCAGATGTCGGTGGGCAATTGTTCTTCAATGCTGCTTTCCATGGCTTTATCAATCATGGTTCTTGCAACGACAGGCCAAGTGCGATCCGTATAACAAATTTTGATAATAGTTGAATTGGGAAACGTAGATTTAAACTGAGTTGATTCGTTGTTGATCCCGTTGTCTATTAGCACACAATAATTTTTATCATTGCGGAACTCAATTCCGCCAGGCCAGCATTCATGCAAGTATTTGGGAACAACCAAATCAAGATTATGACTATTGCCGTTTTTGGAAAATTCCATTGACTTTGATGGTCTTACAAAATTATCACCATGCAATGTCAACACTGCATTGATAAAGTGTCCAAATCCGCCACTGGGATACCAAACACAATAGATCATAAGTTTTGATAAATCTTTAGCAGTAGCTTGTTGTCGTAAAATTCTGACTCGATGTTTGTAAGTTGATCTGTGACAATTTGATCTACTGACTCAAACTTGATCTCGCCTGGTGCCATGTCCGTATCCACATCTGAGTTCTTGTTTGGAATCAGCGACATCTCACGCAAGTCGTAGTCACGGATGAATGTTTCTTTGATGAAGTTGGCTTCTTCGTATGAAATCTCAATGTCTAGTCCAACACGCACATGCATCTTGGGTTTAAGAAGAGCCGGAGCGTTATCAATAAGGTTGGCGAGCCCGTATACTCTGTACGTGGGTTGAGCAGGCCAAGCATGAAACTCAGGCGCTGCTCCCCACTCCAGTATAGTGAGTCCTCTTTCGTCGTCACCAGCATCTGCATAATTGTGAGGGAACGCATTACCGATATAGGTAATGTTCTTTTTGGTCTGTCGCTTGTGAAAGTGTCCAGTGAATACATGTTCAAAATTCTCAAAGTCTTCTCTACGCACCTCACCATGATCAGGCATCTCTACCATGGCGTTCATCAAGTAGCCAGGCAGTTCAAAATGCCCAAACATGTACTTGCCGGTCAGTTTAGGAATGCGTTTATGATCATCCCCGCAAAGCCAAGGAGCAATAACGACGTCACCGCTACTAAACCAATCGTTACATATTTCCACAT